GGGCAGCTCATCTTACATTGGCAAGTTTGCTGATGATGGTGGGTTATGCGATTTTGACAATTTAAATACGGTGGGTGGGATTATTCTCACCCACCATTAACAATGAAAGTGAATACATGAGCAATATTAGATGCGTGAAACTCCTCAGCGGTGATGAAATTATCGCTGATATCGATGAGACAATTGATGGTCTTATCATCCTAAAGAAACCTCTACAGATTATGATGATTCCGAATCAGAATAATCAATTCGGTATAGGTCTAGCACCATTCTGCCCGTACGCGAAAGATGACTTGGTTCCTCTTCGTTCTGGTGCAGTTATCACAATTTTTGAACCAGAGACTGGTATGCTAAACGAGTATAACACTCGGTGCGGTTCGGGTCTGGTTGTTCCAGAAAGTAAAATTATCATATGAAACAATTAATCGCTCTCGCATTATTCCTGATTCCAGGAACAGCATTCGCCTCACCATGTGATCAGTTCTATCCGAATGGTAAAGAAATCGTAGTACCAAACACTAAGGTTCTCTGCAACTCATTCTTTGCTACTGTATATGATGATGATCAGAATGCCAACATCTTATCGACTGAGATTGCACAAGAACGGTTAAAGAAAACTCCACGCACTGATGACTTCCGTGCTGACAAGCGTATCTCGGATTCACCAACTCCTGCTGATTATACCAACTCTGGTTACGATCGTGGGCACATGGTTCCTGCAGCAAATGCTGATGATCCAAATGAGATGTCCGACACTTTCTTCATGACCAACATGACACCGCAATTGCCTTCTGTCAATCGTGTTGCTTGGCGTCTGCTTGAAGACAAAGTTCGTGGCATGCCATTCAAGTGGGTTGTTACAGGTGCGCAGTATTCAAAGACGCCAAAGAAGTTGGGTAAGGGTCAAGTCCCTGTTCCTGACATGCTTTACAAAGTTGTATATTTGAAAGATGGAACAACTGTCGCTTACACTGTAAATAATCTTGTTCCTAAGTCTCAAATCGAAACGATAACTGTTGAACAGTTAGAAGCAAAGTTAGGATATAAGTTACGATAAATCCCTTTACTTTTGTTATGTTTTATAGTATAGTAGTATTTGATTGATGAGGGATTTATATGAAATTTTATACATGCGCACACCAGTATGGTTCCAAGGTTCTTGTCCGTGGAGTACATAACGGTGTGCGCTTCACCAAACGCGATGACTTCAGTCCGACCCTGTTTGTAAAATCCAAGGGTGGTGAAGAAACAGAGTACAAGTCTCTGTATGGAGAAGATCTCCAACCGATTGACTTTGAAGACAACAATGCTGCCAAGCAGTTCGTCCAAACATATGGACAAGTAGACAACTTTGAAATCTTTGGTCAGACCAACTATGGTTACCAATACATCACAAAGAAGTATCCTGGTGAAATTCAGTGGGATATGTCTCAACTTAACATTCAGACTGTCGATATTGAGACCTCTGCAGAGCATGGGTTTCCTGATGTAAACAATCCTATCGAAAGTGTTCTGCTGATCACAGTCAAGAATCTCATCACTCGTCAAATCGTCACATTCGGTTGTGGTGAGTTTGATGATCAGAACTCTGAGATTGTTCAGACTCTGAGAGATGCAGGTAACAAGTTTCTCTATGTTAAATGTGATGATGAACGCGACCTGTTAGAAACTTTTCTGCGGTTCTATTCTGATGATCATCCAGATATTATCACAGGTTGGAACTGCGAACTGTTCGACGTTGCGTATCTTATCTCTCGGATAGATCGTCTGTTCTGCACCGAAGAAGATACCACTATGCGTAAGAAGTTCTCGCCATGGGGTCTTGTTCGTCGCAAGAATTTGACAATCATGGGTCGCGAACATATCTCATATGATATTACTGGCGTCGCAGTTATCGATTATCTCGATCTCTATAAGAAGTTTACGTATACTCGTCAAGAGAGTTACAAGTTGGATCACATTGCCAAGGAAGAACTTGGTAGGAAAAAACTTGAACATCCGTATGAAACATTCCGTGAGTTTTACACTAAAGACTGGACACGGTTTGTCGAATATAACATCATCGACGTTGAGATCGTTGATGAACTTGAGCGCAAGATGAAACTGATTGAACTTGTGCTTACGATGGCATACGATGCTAAGTGTAACTATACTGATGTGTTCTCACAGGTTCGCACTTGGGATTGTATTATCTACAATCACTTGCATGATCAAAATATCCAGATTCCCCAGAAGAAAGAAAACAGGGGCAGGACTATTGAAGGTGCATATGTGCAAGAACCAAAACCAGGAAGGTATGACTGGGTTGTTTCCTTTGATGCTACCTCGCTGTATCCATCAATCATCATGCAGTATAATCAATCACCAGAGACTTTCGTCCAGGGTGTAGTAAAAGATACAACGGTGAAGGGATTGCTCGGGCATAGTTATGACCTCGAGAATCTCAAAGAAGATGATGTTTGTATGACTGCCAATGGTTATTGCTATACTCGCAAGAAGATGGGGATGTTTCCTGAGATTGTTCAGAAGTTCTTTGATGATCGACAGCGGTACAAGAAACTGATGATCATTGCTCAGAAAGAATATGAAGAAACTAAAAATCCCAAACTAAAAAATGACATCTCGAAGTATAACAACTTCCAGATGGCAAGAAAGATTCAGTTGAACTCACTGTTCGGTGCGTTGGCGAATGAATATTTCCGTTACTATGATGCTCGTATTGCCGAGGGCATCACTACGACTGGTCAGTATATTATTCAGGAAGTAGGTAAGGCGCTTAATGTTTATCTCAACAAAGTCGTAGGAACAAATGGACACAACTACTCTTTCTACAGTGATACTGATTCTTGCTATATTTCCTTGGACCCTCTTGTTCGTAAGTTCTATGGCAATCTATCACGTGATAAACTCATTGACGTTCTCGATAAAATCTGCGAAGAGAAAATCACAGAGGCAATCAACAAGAGTTGCGATGGACTTGCGAACTACACGAACGCATTTCAAAAGAAAATTGTCTTCAAACGTGAGGCAATCGCAGAACGTGGTCTCTGGGTTGCGAAGAAAAGGTATGCACTCAACGTCTACGATAATGAAGGTGTCCGATACAAAGACCCGAAACTTAAAGTCATGGGTCTCGAGATCGTTCGTTCTTCCACTCCTGCTCCTGTTCGCGAAAGTCTCAAAGAAGCAGTAAGGTTATCGTTGACTGCAGATGAAGCAACTCTACAGAAGTTTATTGAGCACACTCGTGGATTGTTCAATAAAATGGAACCTGAAGATATTGCTTTTCCGCGAAGTGTCAATGGACTTGCTAAGTATACATCAAGAGCAGACATCTATGGTAAAGGAACACCGATGCATGTTCGTGGTGCTTTGATGTATAATCACCTACTTGAGAAGCACAATCTTAACATGAAGTATGAAGCAATCCAAGAAGGCGAGAAAATTAAGTTTATATACTTGAAAGAACCAAATACTATTCGTGAAAATTGTATTGGTTTTATTGGAAAGATTCCGATTGAGCTTGACATTCATCGGTATGTAGATTATAATACAATGTTCAATAAGAGTTTTCTTGAACCATTAAAACAAATTGTAGAAGGAATTGGTTGGAATACAGAACCAGTTGCCACGTTAGAGGATATGTTTACATGAATGCACTAATCGATAAAATTAAAAAGAATTCAACTATCAAAGAGACTAACGTTCTCTCTAAGAGTAAGTTGTTTAGCACTAAGGATCTGATTCAAACATCAGTTCCTGCTTTGAACGTTGCCCTGTCAGGTAAACTTGATGGTGGTTTGACTCCAGGATTGACTGTCTTTGCTGGTCCATCGAAGCACTTCAAGACAGCGTTTGCTATGATGCTGATCCAGAGTTTCCAGAACAAGTATCCCGATGGTGTCATCCTGTTCTATGACTCCGAGTTTGGTGCACCACAGTCATACTTTGAGAACTTTGGTATTAATACTGACATGGTTATTCACACACCAATCACTGACATTGAACAGTTGAAGCATGATGTTATGCAGCAAATTAATCAGTTTGAGCGTGGCGACAACGTTATGATTGTTGTCGACTCAGTTGGTAACTTGGCATCGAAGAAGGAAGTCGATGATGCACTCGACGGTAAGTCGGTTGCTGACATGACTCGTGCCAAGCAGATGAAGTCGCTGTTCCGTATGATCACCCCACACCTTACCATTAAGGATATTCCTATGGTAGTTGTCAATCATACTTACATGGAAATTGGTATGTTCCCGAAGGCAATCGTGTCTGGTGGTACTGGTATCTATTACTCTGCTGATAATATCTTCATCATCGGTCGTCAACAAGAGAAGTCTGGCACCGAAGTAGTTGGTTACAACTTCATCATTAACGTCGAAAAGTCTCGCTATGTTCGTGAGAAGTCAAAGATCCCCATTGAAGTTACCTTTGAAGGTGGTATCAGTAAGTGGTCAGGTCTGTTGGATATTTCGTTGGCATCTGGTCACGTCGTAAAACCAAGCAATGGTTGGTACCAGCGTGTTGGTGAAGAAAAGAAGTATCGTCTCAATGACACCTACAACAAAGAGTTCTGGTTGCCGATTCTTACCGATCCGACGTTCGGTGAATGGATTGAGAATCGTTATCGCATGGGCAATGGACAAATGATGGAGGGTGACAATGTGGACATTTCTGACGAAGATGTTTCAGAAGAATACGAAAATCAAGATATGTGATCAGTGTGGGGTCGTTCTGAAAAAGAATGACCCTGCCATTTGCCTTCACGGTATTGATGATGGTCTCGAGTACGAGGTCTTTGTTTGTGAACCATGTTGCATTAAAATTGCACATGAATATGATGAGATAGAGGATTTAAAAATTGCAGAAGATCGAGACGATTATACTGAGTAAGTTGTTTTCTGATGAAGACTATGCTCGTAAAGTTATACCATTCATAACACCAGAATATTTCCATGATACTTCCGAGCGTAAGATTTTCAATTACGCAAAAGATTTTATTGAGAAGTATAATTCGCTTCCGTCAGTCGAAGCAATTGAAATTGCGGTGCAGAATGACCGTAGCATAAACGAAAATGATTTTAAGAATATCAATGAAAAACTGACACATCTAGATGATTCTCTTGATGTTAATGCCAAGTGGTTGCTCGAAGAAACTGAGAAGTTCTGTAAGGACAAGGCAGTTTACAATGCAATCATGCAGTCGATTCAGATTATCGACGGTGATGACAAGCAGCACACTCAAGATGGTATTCCTTCTATTCTACAGGATGCGTTGAGTGTTTGTTTCGACAATAACGTTGGGCATGATTATCTTGACAATTCAGAATCGCGTTATGAGTTCTACCATCGTGTTGAGAACAAGTTGCCGTTCGATCTTGACATGTTCAATAAGATTACTAATGGTGGTCTGCCAAACAAGACGTTGAATATTGCGCTTGCTGGTACTGGTGTTGGTAAGTCTCTGTTCATGTGTCACATGGCAGCAGGTGCATTGGGTCAAGGTAAGAATGTTTTGTATATCACCATGGAAATGGCAGAAGAACGTATCGCTGAACGTATCGATGCGAACTTGATGAACGTTAATATCCAGGATCTTAAAGATCTGTCGAAGTCCATGTTCGACAATCGTATCGACAAGATTAAGAAAAAGACTGAAGGTAAGTTGATCATCAAAGAGTATCCAACTGCCAGTGCGCTTGTCGGTCACTTCAAAGCATTGTTAAACGAACTGCAACTGAAGCGCAATTTTGCTCCTGATATTATCTTTGTTGATTATCTTAATATCTGTGCATCTAGTCGGTTCAAGGCAGGTGCGGGTGTAAACTCTTATACATATGTGAAGGCAATTGCTGAAGAACTTCGTGGGTTCGCAGTTGAGTTTGATTTACCTGTTGTGTCTGCCACCCAAACTACTCGTGGTGGATATGCGAACAGTGATGTTGACTTGACTGATACCTCGGAATCATTCGGATTACCAGCAACTGCTGACTTGATGTTTGCTTTAATCTCGACTGAAGAACTTGAGAACATGGGTCAACTTATGGTCAAGCAGTTGAAGAATCGGTATAATGACCCTGCTATAAATAAAAGGTTCATGGTTGGTATCGACCGTGGTAAAATGAAACTGTTCGATCTAGAGTTATCTGCTCAACAAGGTATTACCGATTCAGGACAAGATGCTGTTCCTGTGTTTGAGCGGACTCCATCTGGATCTCGCACAAGGGAGTTGTCTAAATTTGACTTCTAATTTTATAGAACTATATCCGAACGTATTGACTGCCGAGGAATGCGCTGAGGCATGTGATAGAATTGATGATATCATTTCACGCCCAGATCCTGGAAGTTCTTGTGTCTTGTCGGACAATTCTTCAAGAACTGATTGGAATATATTTACTGGTCGCTATAGTTCCCTGAAACCATCAGAGGATAAAATAGTTGAAGCGTTGACTCGCAGTTGGCGCAAATATAATACTGCATATTCTGCAACTTCTAAGTCTGTGTATGAAGTATTGTCACCAGGATGGAAATTCCAACGTTCTGACACAGGCGGTGGATTTCATCAATGGCATCACGAACAAGGTTCTGGTAGAGAATCACCAGCAAGATTTGCAGTTTGGATGTTATACTTGAATGATGTTGAAGAAGGTGGAAAAACCGAATTTAAACATCAGGATTTAGCGTTCACGCCTACTGCTGGAACATTGGTTATTTGGCCAGCGGCATATACTCATGTTCATAGAGCAAATCCAGATCTAGTCGGGAAAAAATATATCGCAACAGGATGGTTTGTTTATCCTGAACGAGATAGATTTCGAGAAAACACTTGACAAACTTGAATAAGTATAGTATAGTTAAATAGTAATTGGTGCCATAGCTCAGCTGGAT